ACAGCACGAATATCATCAGTATGTTCTGACAACTTATTAAGAAACTTAATAGCTAGATTCCCACCCACACCATATGGTGGATTAATAATAGCAAGAGTAAACTTTTTCATTCTATGTTATTATACTTTATGGCAAGTGTAAATCTATAACGATTCCTAAAAGAAGTTGCTCTGTGTGGAATATCTGCACTAAAGTATAGCAGACGATTGGGTAAAGGTGCAACACCTACAAAGTTACCGTTAATATAAAACTCTGTTGCCCCACCATCATCTAGATCCCAAGTGTCATTAACATAGTACAAACACGTTATATCTGAATGAATGCTACTATCAGTGTGAAAGTATGGATTCTCGGATGGAGCAAACGAATTGACATACATTCGATCTAAAACTAAACCCTGAGCAAAAGGTTCAGTTTTTTCTTTGAAGAATTTATAGATGTCTTCAGTCTCATCAATATCACAAACCATACCTGTTGGTGGTAACTCAGGACGATCATATTCACCATAACCATATTTTGCATTTAAGCAATAATATAAAACAGACTTATGATCTTCTTCTGTCAAAAAATTATCTTCAACATTTACAATGTTATCCGTTCCACTCTTGGTCTCCATACTCTAATACTCTCAAATTAAAAGAAAATGTAACTCTAGGATAATCAGTTTTAACACAAGGTAAAACTCGATGTTGTAAATATGTAGGAAACATTAAAAATGATCCTTCTTCAACGTTAGGTACATAATATTCACCAACCCAATCCCTTTCCATCGCAATACTGAATTGACGAATCTGTGCGATAGGATCTCTAAATTCTGGGGGAGTATGTTCTCCTTTATTGTAAGATAGAAAGTGAATACAAGACCAATGAAAAGGATTTAGTGGTTCACCAATATGATCATGAAGTTCTTGATACTCACCATCGGTATATACATTATACCATATATTATCATCAACTAATTTAACTCTATATTCTTTATCAAAGACATCATCTAAACATTTTAGATACTCATTCTTGAGAATAGATTTATATTTTTCAACAACTTTTATTTCTTCAGGTTCACTTTCAAAGGAAGTTTTAAGTTTATTTGTACTCCAAGTGTCTGGAGGACTAAGATATTGAGATGCTTCCATTATCTCAGATAACATAAGATTCTTAAGATAATCATTATCTGAGATTTCTGTCTGGTATATTGTTACCGGAAATAAATCTAAAGCTTGCATCCCTTCAAACCCAACAAAGGTATTCTACACACATTCCACGACTGTGTCAAGCTTTATGTCAACGTACAAAAATTCCATTGTTGTGTTAGAATTATTAGCACCCTGATGTTCTTCTAACACATTAAAGATTTCTGGTTTACCTTCTTCCCAGTAAACTTTTTCACCAGTTGCAATCCATTCAATGTAACCATCTTCAACTTTTGTTGGTATCTGAATTCTTCTGTAAGGTTGGCGGTGTGGATTGTAATCTCGATGGGGAGGAGCAATCATATTTGGTGGATAACTTAAAAAGTAAACACCAAGAATATCTGTATTTTCTATGATATGAATTACTGGTTCAGATAATTCTTTATTTGGATATTGAATTAAATTAACTCCACCCTTGATATAACAAATTTTAAGACCATATCCCATATATTTTGATGTGATGCGTTCATTCCTGAGTGGGAAGTTTGCAACTTTTGCCCATTCATATAGAGAATTCAAATCTTTTTTACTAATCATAATTTAGTAAACACTCCTAGTAAAGAATCACCAACTTCAACCTCATAATCTTTATCTTCTAATTTCGCATAATCAAATTTTTCAACCACATTTCCATTTATTGTTGCACTGCCATCAAAACATATTAACCAACTATTGTTATCTCCTCGAAAAGAAGATGTTATTTTTTTAGCATCCCAATCTTCCGATGATGTTAAAGGGTTGAATCCATAAACTTCATAAAAATCTTCACCATCTTTATCAGATACAAGAACTCTATCTTTACCTAACATAGATTTGCAATTAACAATATCTCCTTGACTACCATCAATGGTTATAGCGTCAAAAGTTGTGATAAGTCTTCCAGTTCCCTTAACAATAATTTGAAATAGAGTCAGAGATTTATTTCCAGATTCTGCAAAGATTTCTCTTTTTTTATCTTTTGATCCACAAATGTAAAATTCTTCACATCTCTTGAAGTATTTCATAATTTTACTCTCCTCATAGGTATTAACTGTTTTTTTCTTGGAAATTTTTTTCTTTCTATTGTTTTACCTAATAATTTGGTAATATCTAAAGGACCATTCTCTATATCTTCACCATACTGAAGTTGTTCATACCTTTCTATCACCCCCTGACCATGTACTGTTAAAGATTCTAAAAATAATTCCGTATCAAAAAGATCCAACTTATCCAAATCGATTGCAAGCGGTTGAATTTGGTCAATAGATTTTTCTGATTGTGAACTACAAAATTTAACAATGATTTGCTGTGTCTCTGGAAGGTACTCTTCGATCTTTATTAGTATTTTCATAGTATAGTCTCTGGGTACATATATTTACTGCTGTCCCAAGGATTTATAACGAATGAATATCGTTCACCTTGAAACTTATTAACCATATGAAATTTTCCTGGTGAAAAAATTACCATTCTATTTGTTTTAGGTATGATTGTATCAAAAGTTGGATTCTCCTTCATATGATACTGTTGTGTATCTTTGAAGGTTTTATAATCTGAATGTGACTTTACAGTATTATCATGGGATATGAATAGTTCTCCTCCAGTAATATCACCAACCAATGGATAATAAACAATGGAACATAGTGGGAATGTCATCAAATTATCTTGTTTCTTTCTTCTCTCATCACAATCTATATGCCATCTTGGTGGTTTTGTATTCTTGTGTGCCCAAAATTCATATCCACTACATGATGACAAATCATAATAAGAATTGGCAAGATTTATCATTGAAAGACAAAAGTCACTATAGATGAACTCAGTATCTAAATCAAACCAAATTTCTCTAGTTGACTCTTTGAGTGACCCTAGAAGATTCTGCTTACATTTTTCAAATATATCTTCATGGATTACATTATCCAATACAATCATAATTTTTTGAAGTTAAATGAAATAGAAACTCTTTTTTCTTGAGACTTATTTCTAGTTACATAATGATCAATGTATCCTGGGAACATATAATAAAAACCTTTTTCTGGTAATATTGAAGATTTGTACATAGAACTATCATATTGATTGAGTCTTGGGATAAACACTAGACTACCAGAACCTTTTGGAACAGAAAGATATAATACTGCCGAAACATATGCTTCACCATGATTATGAGTGTTCGTACTCATATTATGCTCATGAATGTGACCCCAATATCCAATACACTCAATATCTTTTCCTGTTGCTGATTTGAAATCTGTTTTCATCTCAGAAATAACTTCATTTACAAATTCATTTTCTGGGCAAAGAGTATCTTCATTTCTACTACTCAATAATTCATTAGAAAGTTTTTTATTAGAGTTGTCTAGTATAATTTCTAGAAGAGACTCAATATCCGTAAAAATTTTACCTTTAATTACATCAATCTGTACAATCGTTTCAAATTCAACATTACGTTCAATCATAAATCATCTTCTGCTGGTTGTAGCATACCCCAAGAAGTCGCAATATATTTTTCTCCTTTTATTGGTGGATTTCCTCTATGGACGTGAGTAAATCCTGTTGGAAAAATTATAACTCTACCTTGTTTAGCTTCTACTCTTTTGTTGATATATAAAAATTCTGTCTCTCCACCTTCAAACTCATCATTAAGATATGCTTGAACCACAAATTGTCTAGTACAATAAGGTATTCTGGCATTTTCGTAGTGCCAGTTATGAAATCCACCACCTACGGGAATTTTTTTTGCCTTTACATCATATAATAAAAATTTTGCCTCACCAAAAACGCTATACTTTTGTAGGTAATGATCAACAGATTCTTGAATATATGGTAGAAAATTTGAACCTAACCAGGATCCAGAAGTTGTATGATAATTATGAGATGCGTTAAATGCCTTATGATCTGTTAAATGTTTCTTTACTCCAGAACTGCCCATCGCATTACATTCTTCAAGTTTATCGATAAAATCGATTAAACTTTCGCAATGGTTCTCTGGAATCGCGTCATCATATATCTCGATGAAGTCGTCCATAATAAAATCAAATTACATAATCTAGTTATAAGAGATTATGAATACCCTCCACCATTAACTCCTCCATTTGCACTACCGCTGTTATTAAGATTGTAAGAATTTCCACCTGTAACTAACCAATAACCATTTTGTCCTTTACTACCTCCTCCCGATCTCTTTTCACCACTTCCACGTTCACCACTCTCACCATCTGAACCACTTCCACCACCATTTCCACCACGACCACCTCTCGCTTCCTCTTCATCACCACCATCTCCACCAGAACCACCACCAAGGTCGGAACCATTTGATCCAGGTTGTCCATCTGCTTCCCAACCGTTTCCACGGCGTCCACCACTACCAGATGGTCTACCAGCGCCACCGCCGCCTCCACCTCCAGATGCTAATTCATCATCATTTTTATCGGTGTCATAGGCACCGCCGCCGCCTCCGCCGCCTCCGCCACCACCAGCGACAATTCCACCACTAGCGATGTTAATTGTTACAGGGTAAGCAAGACCTATTGCACTATTTCCATTTCTTCCATTACCACCTCTTTCATTTTCATTATCAGCACCTTTTCCACCGTCACCACCAGCACCTAAAATTCTTCCACCTCCTCCAACATCTATTTGAAGAGTAGTTCCACCATTCCAACTACCTGTTCTGAAAGCAACAACATTTCTATTATCAGATTTTTCTGATCTTATAGTATCATTCACATGCAACATAACTTTAGTTCCAGAAGAATTTGATGGTCTGCTTCTAAATCCACCTACACACCTAACATGATCAGGTCTATTATTATATTTTCTTCTACCATCAACTCTCGTTCTTTCATTACCAGAGTAATAGTCAACAATCATATTCAAGCGTTTGCTATAAAAATTGCTGAATTTGATTGTGCCTGATTGTGGAACACCAGCATCTAATGGTAAATTTCCTACCTGAGAACCATGTCCTCCCCTATCATCGGCAAAACTATCGCTAACACGATAATTACCAAGACTACGCCTGTTGTTTCTTCCAAACTCATTTTCTAGTTGTGAGAATCTAATTAATCATGATCCTTGAAGTGCCATATCAGTTATCAGTAGAGGTTATTCCAGGTTGTACCATTGTATCCTTTATGAACATTATTATCTGTGTCATAAACAATCTCACCACCAAGAAGTCCAGTAAATGCTGCTATCTGTGCAGCAGTTACTCTTGGAACTCTCATAAACTCTCTATTTGTGAGATTTGTGATAGAAGCGTATCCAGATCCAACTTGACCAAAGTCAACCGCACAGGAATTAGCAGCATTGATTCTATCAGTAGCAATTCCAATAGTTCCACATACAATATCTGCTTGTGGTGCATTAACACCAGAAACTTGCATAGAGTCAGTTCTTACACCAACTCTTCCACTACTGTCAACAATGAACGAAGTGTTACCTGTATTAATTGCTAATTTTCTATTGAGTCCTGTAGGATCTGTACTAACACCAATTTGACCTGTTGTTGTTACTTGAGTAACATTTAGATTATTGAATGTTGAAATACCTGCTGATCCATCTACATTACCAGTGAGATTTCCAGTTACGTTTCCAGTTAAATCTGCTGCAATGGATGCAAGATCTAAGTTTCCATCAATTGTTACATTACCATTAAAGTGAGCATCTCCAGTAAATGTTGATATACCTAGAACACTTAACTTATGAACTGGATCTGTAAGTCCTATACCTAAGTTTCCTTCATATGTAAGAGCTGCTAATATATCTGTTTTATAATGCCAGAAGTAAGAACCAGTATCTACACCAACTGTTCCTGCCTGTAGATAATTGTTGATACTTCCATTTCCATAATTGATGAAATCTAAAGATTCTTCATTACTATATGGGAAAGTACCACTATTCCTATTACCATATTTTATTTGAGCGTTTATTCCTAGATTACTTTCGGAAGTTCCAATAGTAACAGTTGATTCGCCCAGGTCACTCCACAATTTAATCCTAGCATTTCCAGGTGAAGTGGTTGTAATACCTGTAGCACCTCTGTCATATGCTCTGTTAATATAGATGTCATTACCACTAGCATTAGTTTCACCACCAATCGCTATGGATCCTGTTAAATAATCTGTCCCAAGTCCTATGAAGGAACTAACTGTAGCAACACCAACAGTAAGATCTGCAATATCAACATCTGCCGTTGGTGTAAGTGATGTTGCTGTAGTTGCTGTTCCTGTTAAATTACCAGTAACATCACCAGTAATACCACCAATGAAACTTGATGCAGAAACTGCTGCTGCGGTTAAAACGCCTACAATAATATCTGGTGTTCCACTCAAATTTAATGCTGTTGATGCAGTTCCTGTTACATTACCAACCACATCTCCTGTTACATTTCCTATTACATTTCCAACAATATCACCTGTAAATGATGTTGCAGTGATTACACCAGTAAATGTCAAATCTGATGGCAATCTATCGTTAGGAACAATTGGAAGTCTCTCTGTTCCAATGGTACCATAAGTTATTCTACTTGCATTAAGGTCTTGGAGTTCGGATCCAATACCAACAAATGTTCCAGATGTAGTGATACCAGTAATTAAAACATTACCTACAGAACTTATACCAACACCTGTAGTAAATCCTACCAATGAAGTATCTGCCGACCCACCAATTTGAAAAGTAAATCTAGGATCTATAGTTGCTATACCTACATTTCCTGCTGCATAGATGCTTGTATATCCTAACCCAGCGTCAATGTCAATCCATTGTGATGTTGGCATACCAGAAAGGAATCTAGCATCACCAAAGTAAGTGACAATCCCTGTGACAGAATCAGCAGCGGTAATAATACCACTTGCAATACTCACTCCAGCACCAACTAATTTGGATCCAAGATTAATTGTACCAATTCCAGCAGAGTCATAAACAGTTAATAACTCACTGAAAGATGAAGTCGCACTAGAGAATCCAGAAATTTTAACATTTCCACGAACATCTAGAAGTTCTGTTGGAATCGTAGTCCCAATTCCAACCAGACCCGTCCCATTAACAACTAAATTATCGTCATCTACTTGAACTCCATTGCGAAAGTTGAACTGCTTATTAAAATTCGCCATCTCAGGATGCTTTTCTAGTTATTTAGTTTATCTTCAAGAGAAGAAACTTTATCGGAAAGTTCCTTGATTGCTTCAATCAAAAGTGGAACAAGTTTGTCATACTTAACAGTCAAATACTCATCATTAAATGGTGCGGCAGTAACTGCTTCTGGAAGAACTTTTTCAACTTCCTGTGCAGAAACACCAACAAATCGCTTAGTAGGATTAAATTGACCTCCTTGCTCACTAGCAAACTCATTCCAATTATATGTGAATCCACTCAGAGCATTAACTTTGTCAAGTGCATTAGAAATACCAACCTTATTAGTCTTTAAGCGATCATCAGATGCAAAGGCAGCAATATCACCATCACATTTTAATTCCGCTGCTCCAGTATTAAATCTAATGTTTTGATCCCTCATTAACTGTTGAACTCTTCCACTACCATACGATGAGGGATTCATCATAAGTGACATGTCGTGGTTGGAGAATCCCCTACCATCAGTTCCATAAACTGGTACTTCATTTGCCACATCAGCAGTTCCAGCAAATCTATTTGCCGTAACAGTGCTGCCATCGATAGATACTTGATCAATGGTCGCAGATCCTTGTACATTCAATGTACCATTGATTGTAGTATTATCTAATGTTGTGCTTCCATCAACATTAAGTTCATCAAGTTGTGTAGTTCCATCTACATCAAGGTTACCGTTTATATCAAGGTTGCCTGTAACAACTAAGTTATCATCAACTGTTGTTGTTCCACCAGCAGAATCTAGAGTTAATCCACCAGTTGCAGTATCAATTTCAGTGTCACCACTTACACCAATTCTAATTTCATCAATGTGTGCCTCAGAGAATGGTTTTGCTGCTGTACCAAGATATGCACCCTCATCAGCATCAGGAACAATACCAGTATCAACTCTCACTTCTCCACCTAAAGTGGAGATACCAACAACTCTTAGATTAGTTGTAACATCAAGTTCTTGACCAATGATTACATTCTTGGAGATTGCAACACCACCAGCAACTCTCAATGATGCATTTTTATCTGTTACATCTTTTGCACGATTACTATTTGAAATATCAATTTTACCAGTAACTCTCAAGTCACTATTAAGAATGAGTGGCTTGTTCATTCTTACAGTTCCGTTGAATGTAACGGGACCATCAAACTGTGAAAGAATCTGACCAGATGATCCACCTTCAACTAAGATTCTTTCTTTAACAATAACTTCGTCAAATACTACGGAAAGTCTGTTAGGATCTTCACCTGTGATTGTTGGTGTTGGAACATCAAATGTTGTTTGCTCACCAGATTGTGCAGAATACTTGGTATTGCCAATATAGAAGTCACCATCACTGTCCATACCTGTGTATAGAACAGTACCACAAGATGTCTCTTGTGCCTGTACTAAGAACTCTTCATTCTCAGAAAGTGTTCTTACCTGAACTTGAGGTAAACCTGTTGAGTAGTTACCAGGACCATAACCAAGATATTCAAACGTATGTCCAGAAGCACGAAGAATAGATGGTCTATGAAGTGCGATAGGATCTAATTTGATCTTCTTAATTAGAGTACCTACCTTATGACTTTCAATAACGGTTCCCATTGAACCACGAATAACTTCAAGAAGATTATTTCCTGCTCCAGTTAGAGCAGAACTCTTCACACGCATAATTTCGTTCCCAACCTGAACATATGATCCAAGGGGAAATCTAGATGGGATTAAGTTATCAGCAAGATTCGTAGGTAGTTGAACCTTTAACTTATCTTCTGTCGTAACATCCGCACTATTTTCATTACCTTCTAATAGAAGAACTTCATTATCATATAAAACAGATCCTCTTACACCAAGATTTTCACTTGCACTGTTTGCACTAGCATTTTGAGCATCGAGAATATGTTTTAGGACATATTTTGGATCAGTTATTGCAGTTTTAGATAGAACTGTAAAAGTTAATGGTGATGGGACACTATTAATAACATGAACACCTAGACTATCATCATTCGCATTACGAATAGTAATTCTACTACCTGCAAGTAATCCGTGTCCTTGTGCGGTTGTAATTGTCGTTGTAATTACATTAGTTGTTGTATCAGTAGAAGATGTTGGTGTTCCAGTTACGGTTGCAACACGACCAGCATTGATAATATACTGCCCAACATTTATTCTAGGATCAGAGTTAGTTTTGATGATACCAATCTGTAAGGTTCCAGGAACAGATGTAATTCTATAATATCCATCTTGTGCTGTTCCAATACCAGTTACCTGAACATAGTTGTCAGTTGCAGTTGAGATACCAGAAGAAACAATATCAATATTTGCTTGATTTGTTCCACCAATTATTGCTCCATCAAAATATAGTTTTTCACCATCACTATAACCAGAACCACCTTCAGTGATATTGGCAGCAGTAACTTGTCCACCACTGACAGTACATTCCGCAGTGGCACCATCCCAAGCAAACGAACTATTATTGAGTAGTTTTACGTTATAGTATATTCCATCAGCGTGCCCTGATCCAGCATTTAGAGCACTAAAACTACGAACTCCATTTAACTGGTGCTCACTTTCTAGCGTTAATGTTGCATTAGTTCCATTATCTGCAGATGCTGTAATTTTATTTCCGTGAGCAAATGTATCAAAATAGATATCAACTGTTTCTCTAGTTAAACTTCTCTTTAAGTCATTAGTAACAACCTGACCAATTGGTGCTCTCTTTGCGAAAGAAACTGCTGCTTCAGGGTTATCTGAATGATTATCTCTATCTAATTGTGGATAGAGATCTATTACACTTTGACTAAACTTATCAGCAGTAAATTCTTGAGGGAGAGAGTTTCCAGCATTAATAACATAAAGATAGAAAACGCCATCTTGAACATTAAAGATGTATGGTCTAATAGTTTCTACACGATAAACATAATAATTACTCTGTACATCTGCTCTTCTAAATCTTGGTAGTGATTTATTTCTAATGTGTGGTTGACTGGTGATATTACCAGGAGCATGTACAGAGTTAAAAACGTCTATATCTGGAATTTTGAATTCTTTATCATTATCTACTACATCAACTTTAAATGTTCCATTAAAACCTAGAGTTGCTTTTGCATTAGTATTAGTTGAACTTTGAACATCACTGATAATAACAGTGTCGCCAAGTTTTAATCCATGGGGTTTATCAGATCTAATAGAAATTAGATTTGTAGAATTATTATATGTGCAAGTTGAAATAAATCTAGTATTGCGATCAAAGTCATAATCAGCAGTAGTAATACTAGTTTCAGTAAAGTCCGTGACCTCTCTTACATTAGTTACAGCAGAATCTTGTAAAACAAATCCAGGAACAGGATCTCTAGTGTTAACTAATTCCTTGGGAACAACATAACGTAACTTATAAATTTTATCATCAAGACTTCTATTATCTTCTTTTCTCTTGAGATAAGAGATTTCAGATTCAGGTGTAGTTACTTTAGATGGGTCATTAATATATTGGAATAGTTCACTGTTTACATTAGTATGAATGAACCAATGATTTTGATTTGGGTCATACTGAATTGGGTGACCTAATTCACCTGCTTTCTTATCAGAAATTCTACTTTCAACTCTTAATTTTGTCCCACCATATGTTGTGATATAGATTGGAGTTTGCGATTCAGCATTTGCAATTGAAGATGCAATCTGAATTTGTGCTCCTGATAGGTTAAGACTATCTGGGCGTGCATTAGATTGTCCAGAGTTTGTATTTCTCTCTGAAGTAATTGCATAATAAACTTTATTTTCTTCTAATCCTTCTGGGAGATCACCATCTTCACTAAAGATACGAATAGACTCACCATTCTTTAGATTGTGTTGTGTGATGTTATAGATCGAAACCTCAGGTCTATTCAGAGGAGTTGTGACAGTTACATCATTATAAAGTTTAACGGAACTGTTAATACCATCTGCTGTAGGGTTAGCTGCAGTAACAGGACCATCAGTCATAAAGATGTCTGCATAAAAACTGTCATCATCGAGATATACTCGATCACCTACCTTCGCACCAACTCTATAACCCTGAGAAATAATTGGAGGTGCAATATCTTCATTAGAATAACCTAAAAGATACAAGTGATTGTTAATACCAACTGCTTTAGTTTTGGTTACATCAAACTGAACCCACTCAACATCAATATCATCTTCAACAAGTGCCTGTGGTGTTATAATATTGGTTATAAAACCTTTATCATCCTTACCAAATGGATCTCTCTTAAATCCATCTGCAGCCAGTGAGAATTGTCCAAAGTTGGAGTTAGAGTTGGTAATTGATGCGTCACCACCACTCAAACATTCAAAATGCTTATGGAAACCAATAGCAAACACAGAAACGACTTGAATGACTGAATCATTCGACATCTTGATGTGCTTAGTCTGCCACCCTTCTCTATAAACAGCATCAGAATCAAGGTGGAATACTGTCTGATTATTAGTAGATGAAGCACCTGAAGATAACTCATCTCCTGCTACTCTGCTAACCGCAATGCCGCCGTAAAGTCTACTGGTAGGATCATACTTAACGAATGCACGGTCATCCTTCTGGAGGGACACAGCAGTGAACTGTGCAACAACCATCGAACGGAACCCATCTGCTCTGCTTCCATCAGCATGCATACCGTTCATGCCAAAGACGGAACGAAGTGATACGTTGAAAATATATGGTGATGCACCAGATACTGTATCAGTTTCAATAGTTACACTACCATCTACTCCAGGTGCAAGACCTGCTCCAGGTCCAGCAGGAAGATTAGATCTTACAAATGGGAGAGAATATGTAAATGCAGTGTCACTAAGAACATTGACAACTTTTGTGGATATATTATAGTCCGCAATATTAATGCCACGAATCTTAATAGGTGTTCCAGAGTTTAATCCGTGTGCAATTTGGGTGGTAACTGTAACAATGTTTCCAGGAGTCGCACCATCACCAGAAATAATTCTACTGATTTTGATTGGATCTGATGCAAAGGCACCAACAATTTCCCATTCTGGTCTCTGTTTAGAGAATGAATCTGGGGATGCAGGGAACTTCTGATCAATTTCTCTACCAGATGCTCTATTGAAGGCATTACTGACCTTACTATAGAACATATCAAGGTCAGTGATATCATATCCTGAGGGGATATTTACACCATCAGCATATTCAAAGCAAGTAAGTTTGTGGTGTGAGAATGTAGGAACTGATTTATTATTTTCGGAAAAATCTCTAGGATCAGTGTAGACCAATCCTGTTTCATCACCATCAAAGAATGTAAACTGCCAGAAGTAACAGGCACCAGTAATTCTGAAGATTGCTGAATCTGGTGCATTAGGATCTGTTGGGTTTGGAACGTATTTTGGTCTAACCTTCGTCTTTCTTAAATCTAGACCAACAATAGAAGTTCCACGGGGTATAATAATACCACCATTAATACTATTAAACTTATACAGGATATTATCTTCCTGGGTAAGGTCAAAGTTGGAGTTAAGAGTAAGAGTTAATTCAGATCCTGCAAACGTCTCTGCACCACCAGGGGCAACAGCAGTTGCAACGTTTGCAACATCTTTAATTGCATATCCAGGTCTATTATCAATTAAGTGCTCACCAGGAAACACTAAAATGGTAGTTTTTTCTACTAAATCATTATCATCGCCTCTCAAATATGAGAACCTTGCAGATTCTAGTAATGCTCGCTGAATAGTTTTGAAAGGTTTTGTTAATGAGTTACCTTGGTTCTCAATACCATCAGTAGAGTCAAGGTCATTAGGGTTAACATATAGAATGCGACCTTCGGCATTCTTAATAAAATTCTCAAGCTTATTAAGAGGCATCTTATTC